AGGAATGTAGCTTCACCTTTTTGTTCATCAACAAACGGGCTGTTCATATTAGTTGCATATCTTAGTTCCCTTTGTGCATTGATTTTTTTATCAAAAAACAACAAAGGATTTTTTCTTGTGTGTTTACCTGGTATTGTTAATGTTAGTGGTTGTTTTCTACCTTTTACTATATATGTTCTAGGTTTAATTTCCCACTGATCAACAGCTTTAGGTTTTTGTTTTACAGGAGTAGGTTTTACTACTACCTTTTCTTGAGGTGCAACCTCAACAGCTTCTGCTTTAGCTTTTTTTGCCATGATATAATAAAATTAAATATTAAAGGTATAAGGGCGCCGAAGCGCCCATAACCTTAAAAAAGTATTTATGCTCCTTTGAATAATACGAAGTTATTCGCAGCTTGTACAACTAAACATCTTTCTGACAAGAAGTTTACAGTCATAGCATCTAGATCGCTAGTGAAAGCTCCACCAACAGAACCAGTTAACCAAGACTTCATACGTCTGTCATCAGCTTGAGACGCTCTATATCTTACATGTAAGAAAGGACGTCTAATGTTAGTTCCAAGGATTTGATCATAAACAGTTGAAGTTCCAGCTGGTATTAATACTCCTTCGATAGAAGCAGGACCACTCTGTGCACCACGTGTAGATGCATCGTTCAAATATTTCCAATCAGTTTTATAGAAGTCATATGAACCTCTACGGAAACCACTGAAACCTAAGTTCAATGCCATTTCCTCAGAGTTTTCAAATAATCCAAAAGCAGTACCACCTTGAGCGCCATAAGAAATAGCACCTAACATATCGTCAAAATCAAGGTTAGTGTTTCTGTTTAAGAATAACATGTTTTCTTCAATAGCTCCTTGAGTATCTAAGTTTCTAAGAATATCATCAAAGTCACTTATACCTGTAGCAGCAGCGAATCCAACTTGTACGTTACCTCTCTCCTCAATAGCAGCAAATAAACCTTCTGTACCAGTCACACCAACAATAGCAGATGGGTTTGGCCCAGCAAGATCTACTTGTTCACCTTCAACAACAGACATTTCTAGGTAATCTTCAAAACGTAGTCTTGTTTCAGACTCAGCTTTTAGATACCATAAATATCCAGAAGTACCATCTTCAGTAGCAACTTCTACCCAACCGATCTGAGCAGTGTCAGAACCATTGATTGAATATTGGCTACGAATAATGATAGGTTTGTTAGAAAATTGAGTAAATGCAGGATCGATAGTAGCGATAGGATAATCGTTACCAGCAACTGCAACTGCGTTAGCAGATGGTGCAATTGTAGTATTAGTTCCTTTTGGATATTCAGAACCATATACGAAGATCTTTACGTCACCAACAAGTCCTTCAGTTTGTAAGTTAGCTGATCCGTAAGGTAGTACGTTAAGTACACCAGTACCACCATTAGCAAGTGTTCTTAAGTCAGAGTCAATAACTAAACATTTTGATTCACCACCAAAATCGTCCATAACGACGATAGTTTGTTGTGGAGAAATTACGTTGTTAATGTCTGCAGCTACAGGAATAGTAATAGTGTTACCAGCCAAACCGTTAGTACAGTTGTCATAAGCTATGTGTAGTCTGTTTTGTTCAGACCAAATTACTTGATCAGACGTCATCGGTAGTTCAGCACCAACCATACGTAAGAATCCAGATAAAGTTCTGTTACCATATCTTTCAACTTCCTGCTCATAAAGCTCAGGTAAATATTGTTGGGCAAAGTTACCACCGGCAGCGCCGTCAAATGTTAAATAGTTACTCGCAAGTGTTTGTTGCAGTTGCGATGGCACTATTGTACCAAATTGTGGATTTAAAGCCATAATTTAAAAGTTTTAATTAGTTAAATTTTCGTTTTTTAATTTTTAGTTTAGACGAATCCAAACCACTTATTGATTTTACCTTTAAACCATTTATAAAGACATTTCCATCGGCAACTTGCCTCGGCTTATCCGTACTTAAGTTTTTAGAAGAGTCGACGACATTTTTAATACCATCAGCTTTTCCTTGTTCGTAAAAATGATTAGCGATTTTATCCGCGTTCATTGCAGCGTAAAGAGCTTTATGATAACCAGCTGGATTAGTAACAACTCCTTTTTCATCAACAAAATTTTGTATAAAATTATTAACATCAAGTTGTGACTTACCCACTTCAGAAGGATTTTGCACTTTATATCTAAACTTTTTTTCACCTAAGCTAAAATCAAAACCTTTGAAATCATCAGTAAAAATTTGTTCAGTTTTATTTTTAAAATCCTCTTGAAGAGTTATTGAATGCTCTTCTTGCTCTTTATATCTATTGAAAAAGTCCACCGCTTTTTGTTGATCTTGAGTAATACCAGGTCTCAACTTGATTTCCTGATAATATTTCTCTTTCATAACATCAAGCTCTTTACGGGCTTTTGCAACTTCTTCTTTGAAGGCCAATTTCTTTTTCTTAATATCTCTTGGCTCATCAATTTCTTCATCATACTTAAACTGATCTTCAATCAAAAAGTTTATTTCCTCTTGATTAAGATGTGGTTTAGTATTTTTATAGTACTCATTAATTAATACTTGATCATCTACTTTTGAATAATCATGATTAAGTCGTACATAATCTTCCATGGTACCACCTGTTTCATTCATAAAGTTTACCAGTGATTGTATATTTTCTGGTAATGGTGTACCTTTTTTTACTTGTTCTTTAACAGCTTCTTCTGCCTCTTCATAGAGCTCTATAGTTTTTTCATCAAGCTCTTCTTCAGTTATTTCTTGTATAGGACTTTCTAATTCTTCTTTGGTGTCCCGTACTTCTTCAACCACTTCTTTGCTGTCGCCACTGTTTTTGGGCTCTTTGACAATAGCATCGCTATCATTTGTCTCTTGTGTTTGAACGGCATTTTCTTCTTTTTTCTCTGTTAAATCAACTTTAGTTATATCTTCCACAAGTTCTCCTTGTGCTTCTGGTTTAGTTAAATCAACCTTTACAGGTTCTTGTTTATTACTATCAACCAGTTTCTTTGGTTTTGTTTTCTTACCTTTTAATGAAAACTCACCTTCTTGTTTGACCTCAGCGGTCGCATTTTCTTCTGCCATAATATAATATTATAAAATTAAAAAATTATTTAGGACCAAAGGCTTCTAACCCAAAGTCACCTAAACTATCGTTAGTAGATTCAAAATCAATAGGTGCCCCATCGCTTTGTCTCTGCTGTATCATTTGAGACTGTTGTGTCCCTATTATTCTAGCTCTTTTATCTTTTCTATCTTCTATTTCTTTTTCTTTATTACCTTCACTTTGGTATTTACTTTTAGCTAATTGTATATTGTAATTAAACTCTTCAGCCATTAACTCTCTTTTTATTTGAGCTTCTGTTTGCATACGTTGTATCTCAAACTGTGATTTAGCTTGTTCTAATTGAAGTTTTTGATCAGTTAAAACTTGCTGTTTCTGAGTTTCAGCCAATGCTGTTTGTTCAGCTAATTTTGCATTTGCCTGAGCTTGGGCCTGCATATTTTGTTGTGCTACTTTTTGATCTCTTTCTGCTTTTAATCTACGTTTTTGTTTTAGCATTTGATTTGCTAATTTTAAATTACGTATTTGTCTAAGATCAATAGCATCTTCTAAATCAATACCACCAGACTGTAAAGCAACTTGTATGTTTTGTTCTAGTTGTGCTTTTTCTTCTTCATCTGGCTCAAGATCTAAGAAAATACCAAAGTCATGTAGATTTAAATTAGCAACTTCAGCCAAGGTGTTAACATTAAATGTTGATATAGAATTTTTTAAAGCTTCCGCTGTTAAAGGGAAGTTTAATACATCAACTATTTTTTTAGAAATGTTTTCACATAATCTTAATGTTAAGTATAAACTAGCATTATTAATATGTTTAGTAGCTATATTTGATTGCTGTGCTGCTATTTTTTGTAATCCTACTAATGTATCTTTGTCTGGTAGCGTACCATCTCTAGCTTCATTTAAACCTGTTACATCACGTATCATTTGTACGTAATAATTGTATGTGTTTATTAATGAACCTATTTTAGCTTGACCTGCTGATGTTGATAACTCTTGTACAGGTACTTTACCAGCATTCATGCCACCATCTTGAGTAAGTGATCTACCAACTACAGAACCAGTTTGGAAATACATGTTTAATGCTTCAGCTGGATTATAATTTGTACCATTACCAAGATCAACTTCAGCTAAACCGTCCATATCTAAAAATACACCATCAGGTACCATACGCGCTATAACTTGTTGTAGTTTTAAATGCGTAAGCTGTATCATATCAGCAAAACCCATGGTTTTTGTAACTAAAGATTCAATTCTACCTTTATACATACGCGGTGCACATATAGCGTAATTCATTTCAACTTTAGTTGTATCTGCTGTAGGTCTAGTCATGTTCTCAGCCATCTGCCATTGCAACATCATATTAGTACCTAAAACTTTTACACCTTCAAATAAAACTTCTACACTTCTTGATACTTTATTAAAGTTATCACTTTCTGGTGGATTAAATGTATCTGGTTTTTCTAAAGCTTTTTCTAAACCTTGATCAGTATGTTTAATTTTAAAAACTTGATCCATATAAGTCTTATATTCAAAATATAAAACTTGTACTGTATTTTCATCATAAGCACCCCAACCATATATGTAGTTATTGTTGCTATATGATTTTTGTATTTTTTCTAACTCACTATCAGATATATGAGGAAATTGTTTTTTTATTTCAGGTATAGTCATTGCTTTAACTTCACCTACATAATATATGTCTTCAAAGTTTGGATCTTCTGTATACGAATAAACCATATATGAAGGGTCAACATATTCAAGAGTAATACCTTCTGATGTGTTAAAATTTGTTTTCGCTGCCGCGATACCTAGTGTGACTAGATCGTAATTTAATCTACGTTTTAATAGATCATATTTATTTTTATCTAATACCTGCGTTATAGCT